ATGAGCACTCAACCGATCAATGTGCGACAGGTGGGCTATCCAGATTTCTGGCCCACTGTGCTGGAGAAGTACAAGAAGTTCTTCCTCGTGACGCAGGGTCTCGGCCCGACCATTGACGACCTGTTCTCAGTCGCCCACGCCGAGCCATTCCACAAAGTCGGTCGTCACCTCGCGAAGATGGTTACCAACTCGGTCGGAGCCGTACTCCTGTTGGGGATGAACGGGTACGGTATCGACGCAATCAAGGTTGCACGCACGATGTTCGAATCGGCTGTCACTCTGGCGTACCTCAGAAAGCACCCAGATGAGTTCGATAACTACCTCGATTTCCACTTCATCGTCGCAATGAAGCGGCATCGGTACATGGAGAAGCATGCCCCGCAACATCTCAAGCTGGAGACGCCGGAAGCCCTCGACTCCATCAACAAGGGATACGCGAGAGTAGTATCGCGTTTCACCGTCGACGGGAGAGTTCGAGGTCGCTGGAGCAAACGATATTTCTCCCACTTATGCGCGGACGTAGGCCTTGAGAGTCACTATCTTTCCTTCTATGCTCTTGCTTGCAACATCACGCATGCGGACATCAGCGGTGTGATGGCACAGGCGGACCCGGAGCCGGAAGTATTGGACGTAGACCTTGCTCCATCGGAGCAGTTTTTGAAGGAAGCATTTATCACGGCACACGGCATGTTCGTGCTTGCCGTCAGCGAATACATCGCGCTTGCTCGTCCCGAAAAGCAATCGGTTGCAGACAAGATACAGAGCGATTTCGATACAGCGTGGAAGAACTGATATGGACGAAGCTCCCAAGCCAAACCTTTGCGGCTTCCAAGGCGGTGCAATATGACGATTTGTATTCACCTTTCTGGGGGCGGGTCAATCGTAACCGGAACCGTTCATGTTTGTGGCGATCGACAGGTCAGGACGTCCGCCATTTTTCTATAGGGCGGTAGGACAGTTCGCGGACAAACCAGAACTGGAAGGAATGCTTAACGACACCGCAGCGAAAACCTACAGTAAGCATCTGCTGAGTTGAGAGTCTCTGGGCTAAATATACACATGAGTACCGTTCACCAATGTAACCTTGCTTCAGCGGCTCCCGGCCTGTCATGGTGAATAGTAACCGCCAACGATAGAGAGGTGCTTACGTGCCTGAGGACGAATGTGCCACAGCCAAACCGACCAGACCAAACTGGGATGAATACTTTTTGAATATCGCCAAGGCTGTGTCCACGAAATCGAAAGACCCAAAGTGCGCTGTCGGCGCGGTAATTGCCTCATCAGACAAGGTTGTTCTGTCAACGGGCTTTAACGGCTTTGCGCGTGGCGTAGACGACGATGAAAACATTCTCGCAAATTCCGACGAGAAGATAAAGTTGATCTGTCATGCCGAGCAGAACGCCATTGTGAACGCAGCCCGCATCGGTGTGTCTCTTCAAGGTGCGTCTATCTTTGTGACAAAGTTCCCTTGCCTTGCATGCTGCAACGCCATCATCCAGGCTGGCATAACCCTGATTCGTACCGACGACAACAAATACTGGGATGATGATCCGCTTGATGGCGATCACTCGCGCAAGAAAAGCATACTCCGACAGACATATCTCAAAGTCGACGCTCCAAATCATCCCGACTACACACCAGACTTAAAGACCATCCGAATGAATCTCGGCCAACTAGGACAGTCGGAGAAGACGATTAAGTCTTAAGCGGGATACAGCTCCAGCCTCGTCCGCATCGTCAGCGCAAAACCGTCATCGTGATCAACATCACGTCTTGCTATCCAGCCTAGTAAGACAGCCCACCTCTATCTCTGCTGGGCGGAGAACACCTTCCTCTCCTCCTCTGCCAGTAGGTATGTGTGTAGCACAGCATTCCGTTCTCTCACGTCCGTCCGATGAAGCATTTCCTTTACAAGTCTGAGCCTGATCTTCGTCAACAGAACTGTGAAAACAGACTTCGCATCGAGTATTGAACGATGAGCGCGGGCCGACTCCCGCCTCGTTTAGAACCGGATGCGGCGCTGGAAACCCGCTCTGACCCCCATCCATAGTTCTAGGAAAAATAGGAACCGAGGCTAGATATCCAATATGACCAACTGGAACCAGATGAAGGAGCAAGCCCGACTTCGCCAAGCCGCGAACTCGAAGGCTGCTCCCACGACGCCCACTAAGCCGCCACGCGGAACTCCCGCTAAGTCACTCCCGGCTCCTACCTCAGCCGATGAACTCCGCGCTCGCTTCGAGAAGGTGATTCTCGCTGAGGGCTACTCCGCTGAAGCCTGCGACGGGATTCTCGATGAGCACTTCGATAGCAAGCTGGCCGACATCCTGCGCGACGTCCCCAAGTTCGAACGCATGCTCGCTGAATACGAATCGCGCCAATCACATCGCCCTGTCACTGGCTCCACTGGCTCACAAGGCGCAATCGCCTCAACAGGTGTCACAGGTCCGACCGGAGCTACAGGCTCAGCGGAGAACGACTAATGGCTGAACTCACACAGGAGCAGATCGCTCTGCTTCAGAAGCTGGCTGCCGAGAGTAAAGGCGCGATGATCTTCATCAGCGGTTCTAGTGACACCAAGGCTCAGGGTGGCTACGTCGTTGACGTGGCTATGCCCGAAGGCGGACGTCAGACGTTCAGTCCGACGGACTTTCTCCGGATGTATCAGGACAGCCGTGACCGCTCTGCCAAGGGGCCGAACTTCCTCGCCGCTCCATGTCCGCGTGGTGAAGTGTTCCACCTTCTGGAAGCGGCTGCTAATCCGCTGCACACGAAGTTGGACCACATCACGGAGAACCTGAAGTTCTTGCCGTACCACGCCATCTGTATCGACCTGATCCTTCACAAGCTGGGCATCACTGAGGCTGAGGTTGACGCTCACGGCGAGAAGCTGAAAGCGGAAGCGGACGCGCAGGAGAACGCCAACAAGCTGGAGCAGGCCATCGCGCAACAGGTGATCGACGACGCGGGCGGTGGAGCGCGGGCGTAATTCATTTTTCAGGAGCAATCATGAGCACTCACAAGATCACAGTAGGTGGTAAACCGCTCGGCGAACTCATCCCGGCTGACGCTTCCAAGGTTGGCTTCTCCCGTCGTGGAGATTCCTTCCAGTTGGATATCGAGCAGACGAAGACGTGGTCCACACCGGGAGTCATCAAAGCCGACTACCAGCAGGTCACTCAGACCACTCACTACCTTGGCCTGGACGGAACGCTGCAAGCCTCGTGTGTATACGAGAAGGACGCGGAGTTGGTGAAGCAGCCCATCAACGTCCATGACCTCCAGAAGGAACGCGAGCAGCTTGGGAGGCCGGAGCCGTCCCGCATCATCCACCCTGCGAGTGTACAAGCACCACGCCCGATCAAGATCAAGTAATGGCAGACGAGACACCCAAGCCGAAGGGCGACCACCTGTTCAAACCGGGACAGTCTGGGAATCCTCTAGGCAGACCGCCCGGTGTGAAGTCGTCGCGCTCGAAGCGGCTCTCGCTATTCGGGCAAATCTGGGGACGTGCTGAGGCTCCCGACGATTGGTTCGGCGACAGCCTGAAGCTGATGAAGAAAATGGCCATGACCGTGGACGAGCTGATCGCTCTGCGCGTCCGGTGGTGCCTCGCTACCAACGTCAAGTTCAACAACGCTGGCTTGCTCAAGGAAGTGATGGACCGCAGTGAAGGCAAGATTCCTCTCCGCGTGCTCCACCGGGATGGCGAGGACGGTGAAGACGATCTCGACGATCTCACTCCTGAAGAACTCCGCGCTTACGTGCAAGGCATGGAGCGTCGCGCTGCGCTCGCGGCTGCGAAGGTAGAGCAAGAGAAACAGGCCGATCCCCCTCCGGCTCTAGCGGAGGGCAGTCCGAATGCCGAAACAAACTCCTAAGGCTGACGAAGAAAGGATCACTCGCTCTGACATCGTTCGTCTCGAACGAGGGAAGCTGAAGTTAGAAGCCCTTGAACTGGCGAATAACTTTCCAGCATTCTTCCGCGCTGCATGGGCTGCGATGAATCCCGACGTGCCGCTCACGGAGTCGTGGCATTACGACTACATCGGCGAGTGGCTCCAGTACGCGGAGTCTGGCGAGTTCCGCAAGGCTCACCCGGAGATGCGCGGCATCATCATCAACGTCCCGCCACGCACGCTGAAATCTTCTGAGGCGAACATCTACTTTCCAGCATGGGTGTGGGCAAGACGTCCCGAGCGCAAGGTTCTTCGCGTCTCCTACGGGCAGACATTCTCTGAGAACGAAATCAGCGTGCCTTGCCGCAAGCTGCTGGAGTCCGAGTGGTATCAGCAACGCTTTCCCAAGACGCGGATCAGTGAGGACATGAATACCAAGGAGCGTTATAGCTCCACGGCTGGTGGCTACATGCACTCCACGGGCTGCGGTGGTTCAGGTTTCGGAGCGAACGACATCATCATCGACGACATTCTCCAGTTGGAAGAGGCTTACACTTCCGCTCGCGACAAGGCGAATGCCTACTACCAAGACACGCTTTGGTCTCGCCGCAACGATGCCTCGAAAGATTTCTACATCGTCATCTGTCAGCGGCTCCACGAGAATGACCTTCCCGGCTACCTGCTGAAGAACGAGCCGGGTTGTTGGCAGCACATTGTGATCCCGCTGGAGTGCATGGTGGACACGGATTACGTCTACCCGATTTCTGGTAAGGTGTTCCACCGCAAGAAGGGCGACATCCTTCTGCCCTCGCGCTTCCCACAGCACGAGATCAATCTCCGAAAAACGAACCCGGTGATCTGGGCTGGTCAGTGCCAACAGGAGCCGATGCCTGACACGGGAAACCTCTGCGACCCGTCATGGTGGATGTACTACGAGACTGACATCCACGGCAGGCCTCTTCCCGGTGCGCTCCCGACCTTCGACATGGTCTTGTGGTCGGTGGACACGACGTTCAAGGACACCAAGGGTTCCGACTACGCCTGCATCACGAAGCAGGCTTTCACTCGCGAGAAGCAGTACATCCTCGATTGCATCAACGAGCGCATGGATGAAGTTGCGCTGGAGAATCGGCTCGTCAACTTGGTGGCCGAGGACGCCAAGCTGGACAAGAACGAACGCGCCCAGTTGTTGTTGATCGAAGGTTCAGCCAATGGCGCGGCCATCATCACGCGTCTGAAGAGGATGGAGCACCCGCTCCCGGTGGCGATTGTCGAGGTAAAGCCGGAAGGTGGCAAGATGTCCCGCGCCATGGCAGCACAACCGGAGTGCCGCAACGGTAATTGTTATCTGCCGAAGATTGCGCCGTGGCTCGTTGAGTTCAAGAAGCAACTCGCTCTGGGCGTTCTCGCCGCTGAACACGACGACATGATCGATTCCTGGAGTCAGGGATGGACGTACAGACGGGAGCATCGCTGGGCATTCTTCGAGGCTATGGAGAAGAAGGCCGCTACCAAAGTTGCCTCGCCCGAAGCTGAGCGAGCGCGGGTGTTGAAACCTACCGTGCCCACTCCTGATGAGCGTGCCGATGCTTCGAAAGCGATGGTAAGAGCCGAGTTTCAGCGTCGGCTCGGAAGGAGATTCAGGTAATGCGAGCAATCTGGGAGTACATAAAACACCACATCAGGCTGTGGTACATGGCCGCGTTCTTCGTGGATCGTCACAGCGTGCTGGCCTGCCCCGGCTGTGGTCTCGTCGGCCAGAAGAAAGTGGAATTTCAGAATCAATATCAGAGCGTGATCGCTACGTGTCCACGCTGCACCGCTAAGTGGGGTGTACCGCCAGTCGTACCTGCTCCTCAATGGCAAGTTAAGGGGCTGGCTGAGTTCGAAGAAGAGCAACAGGCGAAGGAACTCCAAGCGGCTGTGATCGCTCAGAAACAAAGACTTGAGGTAAACCGTGAATAAGTACGTCGCGTCGATGTTGAAAAAGATGGCTCTGCCGGTGCAGAACACAACGGTTCCAATGCCTCAGATTCAGAGGCCCGGTGGATCGCAGACCGTCTCACAACTCAACGAGTACTGGTTCAGCGCGTTGCGGCCTATCACGCCACAGGCTCCTCCAAGCTACCGTCCACGCAAGTGGCCCTTCGTCCCCGGCTGGAACCAAATCTGGTCTCCGCGTGATGAGGAAGGCAATCGTGTTCCTTATGACATTCTCTACCGCTGCGCTGAGGAGTGGGATCTGTTCTCATCCGCGATGGAGACGGTGATCGACAAGATCACTTCGCTTGACTGGCAGGTTCGCAAAAAGACGCAGAGCAAAACTGCTGAGGCGAAGATTCAGGCGCAGGACGATCCCGTCGCTGCCAAGATCACCAAGTTTCTCCAGAAGCCGTGCCGCATCTCCGGCTGCGACACCACACGTGGTTTCTTCAACGCGCTTCTGACCGATATGTACATCGGTGATTGCGCGACCATCTGGGTTGAGAAGAACGTTCTCGGTCAGGTCATTTCGCTGTCTCCGATTTTTGGACCAACGATCAAGTGCCTATTGGATGACACTGGCCGTCGCCCATCGGACATCAACCCTGACAAAACTGTCAACCCTGACGGTAAGAAGGACGCAGCCTTCCAGCAGGTGAACTACGGCCTGCCTGTCGTTGACTTCACGGAAGACGAAATCATCTATGCAGTGCGTAAGCCGCGCAACAACACTCCGTACGGCCGTTCGCACCTTGAGCAAATCCTGACGTGGGCCAACATCGGCATTCGCAATCAGCAGTTCTTGCTCGAATACTACACGTCGGGCAACACGCCAGAGATGCTCATCCCGGTGGACGCATCCACTCCGGCTGAAAAGGTTGAAGAGTGGAACGAGATGCTGGACACGGAATTGTCCGGGCAGCTTGGCGAGCGTCGCAAGATCAAGATGGTCCCGGTGATGAACAGCAGTGGGAAGTTCGAACCTGTCTTCCCAAAGCAGCCATTGTTGGTGTCACAGCTTGACGAGTTCCTCGCCCGCATCGTTTGCTTCACGCTCGGTCTGAACCCGCAAGCGTTCGTCAAGAGCATGAATCGCGCGTCAAGCGAGCAGGCTCAGGACGCGGCTGAGGCAGAAGGTCAGGCTCCGGTCATTCGTTGGCTGGAGGACGTGATGAACGAGTGCATCATCCGCATGGGCTATGGCGACACGCACGAGTTTACCTTCCGCATCGCTCGTGAGCAGGACGGCCTGAAGCAGATGCAGATCGACACGGGCTACCTGGCGAAGGGCGTGTGGTCGATCAACATGGTGCTCGAAGACTTGGGTCTCGATCCGATCAACGAGCCGTGGGCGAACAACCATTACATCGACACGCCAACTGGCGCGGTACCGATGGATCAGCTTGACGCCTTCATGGACGCGACGATCAAAAAGATGACGGCTCCTCCGCCAGCCCCTGGTGCTAATCCGGCAGGACCGAAGCCGGGTAGCCAGTCGCCAGCCGCGCAAGTTGCAGCAATCCAGAAGTCATTCTCGGACGTGCTCACACTGGTAAAGGCGCATCACCCAGACGCGAAGGAAGCGGCAGACAAACTCGAAGTGAAGATCGCAAAGAAGCTGAAGGAAGCACAGGCAGCGGTCGAGGCGAAGATTCGCGAGGTCGCGTAATGACCGCAGCGGACATCAAAGCCATTCTCGCGGTGATCGACTGGGCTGATATTTCAAATGATATCCAGCCTCAGTTAGAACAGGCCACACTTGCAGGGGCTAGTGACGCGCTCCTTGGTGGTGATGTTGACGACGCGGACCTCATCAACGAAGCCAACGAAGGAGCGCGGGAGTATGCCAGCGAACGAGCGGCTGAACTCGTCGGCTCTGGCGCACAGTCCATTGCAGAGACCACACGCGAGAAACTGCGCTCCATTCTTACTCAATCCTTCGAGGGTGAAACCAACGCGGAGGATCTGATCGACAACATTCAGGAGTCGGGTGTATTCAGCGAGGCCCGCGCCACGATGATCGCCCGTACAGAGGTCAACCGTGCCGAACTCGGTGGCAACATCGCGGCTTGGCGAGAGTTGGGTAACGTATCTCTAGTCGATTGGGAAAATGGCGAGGAAGCCTGCGACGACTGTCAACAGTTCGAGGACAACGGTCCCTACACGCTGGAAGAAGCCGAAGACCTGCTGGATCAGACCCACCCCAACTGCAAGTGCGGACTCGTTCCTCACACCCCTGATGCAGACGACGCGGACGAAGAGTAACTTCGCACTTCCTTTATAGAGGCAACGATGGCTAAGAATTTCGAGTGGCAGGAGATTTTCCAGATCACCAAGATGGACCCTTTGCAGGGAAAGTTCTGGGCGACTGCCGCACTCGGTGGAGTCAAGGACCGCGCTGGCGAGCGGTTGAATTATCCGAAGTCCAAGCCCAACTTCGAAGCAATTGTCAAAAGCCAATCGGCCGCCACAGGCGGCGATTCGGTGTTCCCGCTCCGACTACAGCACGATGACAAGTTCTGTGCTGGCCGTATCGACGTGATGAATTTCGACGATGGCGCACAGCGCATCGACGTTGAAGGTACTGTCGTACACCCCATTGCAAAGATGCTTCTCGCGGAAAAGTGCCTCACTGGCGTTTCCATCGGTGGCTCCTGCACCAAGTCGCGTCTGCCAGATGGGACTGTCGAGTACGTTGCCATCCCACAAGAAATCTCGGTCGTTGATCGTCCGTGCCTCGAACAAGCCACGTTCCAGTTGGTGAAAGCTGACGGATCGTTCGAGATGACGAAGTTTAACAGTAATGAGACTTCACACTCCCTGATCGAGACCCTGCTCAAAGCACAACCAACTATGTCTGCTGAAACTGAGAAGAACGTCGCTGACATGCTCGCGAAGTTCGATTCCATCGAGAAAAGCATCAACGCAGTCTTTGAATTGGCTAAGGCACAAGCTGCGGCTTGTCCATGCAGGATGTGCGAGACGTGCTGCAAGCGCGACTTCTCGGACGACGAGCGCAAGAAACTGGCGGACTCCGGTGAGGCTCTCCCGGACGGCTCCTACCCGATCAAGACTGTGGGCGACCTTGAGAATGCGATCCAAGCATTTGGTCGTGCCAAGGACCCAGAGAAAACAAGGGCACACATCATCGCCCGTGCGAAGGCACTCGGCGCAACCGCGAAACTTCCCGATTCTTGGGGTGTATCGCAAAAGTCTGACTTTCCAACACCTAAATCAGAGGTCACCATGAGCAAAGAACTGAAGGACATGAATCAGGAAGAACTGGCAAAGGCGCACAAGTCCGCGATGGATCATCTCGCGCTGGCAAAGTCTGCCCACGCCGCACACGTTGCAGAAATGCACAAGGCGCACGATGCTGCGCACACCGAAATTTGTGGTCACCTCGACAACTGCGCGAAGGCCATGGGCGTTGAAACCGTTCCGATGACAACGACCAAGTCCACTTCGACGACCGACATGACCAAGTCCGAGACGAAGCCTGCCAAAACTCAGGATGAAGTGATCACCGAGACGGTGACCGCTGTTCTGAACAAGGCTCTGGGTATTGAGCCTCCGAAGGAAGAGACGCTCGAAGAGAAAGTCCAGAAGGCCGTGAGCGCGGTTCTGGAACCGATTCTCAACAAGACGGCTCCCGGTGCGCCTCGTCCGACGTTCAGCAAGCCTGCTGCCACGGGCGAACAGCCTCTGACGGAAGAGAAGCGTGCTGAGCTCGCGAAGCGTGCGAACGCTGGCGACCGCGAAGCCGTGATCGAAATGTTCAAGGCGACGTCGGCCCAGCAACTGGCCCAGCGTCCCGCTGCTGCCTAACAAGGCGCTGCTGGTCGAAGACATTGCCAAGTCAGCAAATTTGCTGACTGTATGAAGAGATTTAGGAGACTCAAATGAGCAACAAAGCGAACCTGATGGAACTGCTCCGTGGCGTTCAGCGCATGAGCAAGGATGCGTCTTCGAGCGGTGGATCGATTTTCTCGAACCTCGGCTTGAACGCTGTCAACTTGGAGCAGGACGCAAAGTCTCTGATTCCTTACAACGCGCCATTCTTGAAGAGCACTCCTCGCGTCGTTAGCGACGTGGGTGGTGCGAACGTTCAGTGGAAGGCCGTTCTGACCTCCTCACCCGGAATCGTGACCCTGCCGGAAGCACTCCGTGCGGCTCCGATGAGCTTCTTGGAAAAGGATTACAGTGCGCCGTTCAAGACGACCGCTGTTGAAGTATCCGTTTCCAGCTTCGCGCAGCAGACTGGTCGCGGCTTCCAAGACAACCTTGGATTCGCCCAGTATTCCGCGCTCCAGACATTCCTGCGTGCTCAGGATCAACAGATTCTGTGCGACGGCAACTCGGGTCCGACCTCAGCGGATGGAAACGGTTTCGCCCTTGGCGTAACTGGCACTCCAGTCGTTTCGCTGGTCGCTGGCGGCTCCATCGGTTCGAGCGTCCCGGTCTCGGTGTTCGCCGTGGCCCTGACCAACTTTGGTGTTCGAGCTCAGAACGATCCGAACTTGAACTCGGAGATCGTGGACGGTTCCGTCAACGGTTTGACTCCGCAGTTTGAGTTGACCAACGCTACTGGCACGGACATCACTGCCTCTGGTGGAACTGGCATCATCTCGCTGGCGTCCAACGTGGTCACCACGACCACGCCCGACCAGGCTGTGCAGATCGTCGTGCCTGCGGCCATCGGTGCGGTGGGTTACGCCATCTATGCCGACTCGACCGACGACAGTTCTCCGGCTGAGTCGCACGCCAAGTTCCAAGGCATTTTCAATACCAACACCATCATCCTGACCTCGCTTCGCAGCGGAACTCAGGAAGCAAGCGCGGCCACTGGTCTCGCCACCGACTACAGCTACGATCCGAACGCGGTCGATAGCTACATTGCGTGGTCCGTCAACTGGAACAACCCGCCTGCTGGTTACGAGCAGTTCGCTTCGTACTACCTCGACATGGGTGGCGCGACGCTGACTGGCGACGGCGCTGGACAGATCGAGCAGTTCACCACGATTGGCGCGTACCTGTACGACAACTACAAGTCCGCTCCTGATCGCATCCTGATTTCTTCGCAGAACGTCAGCGGTGGTTCGATGCGTGCCGAGATTCAAAAGGCTCTGTTGGCTGGTGCCACACCGAGCGCGGCTCGTATCAACTTCACTGCCAACTCGCAGGGCCAGATGACAGGTACCTACGACTGGACCTACGAGTGGGCTTACTCGTACGACGGTCAGCCGAAGCAGCTCACGATTGAAGTCATGCCGTGGCTTGCTCCCGGTCAGATCATCTTCGAGACGACAAAGAACCCGTACCCACAGTTCAGTGGGCAGATTCCTGCGGCCTTCGAGGTTCACTGCTTGCTCGACACGTTCAGCGTGTTGTGGCCAGTCGTTCAGTACGAGCAGAGCCTTGGTATCGCCAACTTCACGGCGACCAAGTCTTACCTGCCGCACGTGTCCGCTGTGCTGCAAAACGTCGGCTAATCGCTGGCAAAACGATTTACGAGACAACAGAGGGGCGAGGCCACAAGCCTCGTCCCTCAATTTGTTTTGAGGACACATGCAGACAAATCCAAATGAGCAGTTGAGCACGGTAGCTCTCGTCAAAGCGGAATTCGCGAGTGGCCTCGACACGTCTGTTGCCGACTCTGACATCCAGGAATACATCGACCACCTTAGCCAGGACTGGCTCCGGCGTTGCGGCGTCTACTCGCTGAGCACTCTTTACATCTTCACGGATGTTTACGACGGCAGTGGCACGCGGAGACTTAAGGTGCGTCAAGTCCCGCTCAACTCCGTCACAACCCTCATGTTTGGTGTCACTGTGATCCCGCAGAGCACAACTCCGACGCAGAACGGATGGGGTATTGAGAGTAATGGAAACTTCATCTTCCTACGGGGCTATTGGTTCCCGAAGGGTATCCAAAACATTACGGTGACGGGCAACGCGGGCAACGATGGCGTCCCCGGCGACGTGCAGCGTGCCTTTACACGCCACTGCGCTATTGAGTTCAAGCGGAAGGACAGCATCAACGTCAAGTCGCTCAGCCTTTCGAGCGGTGGTACCACGACTTACTTGACCAACGATGAGCTACCTCCCGACATTCTGCGTGTGATTCGCAATCATTCGAGATTGGGGATGTAACGTCGTGATCGCTGTACAGCACAACATTGATAGCTTCACGGGCCAGATGCGTGCCCGTGCTGTCGTGCTCTCGCAACGATTGATAACTTCGATCAACGATCTCTCGATCAAGCTACAGCAGCGCATCTTGAACCGTCCTGGTAGCCCCGCGAGTGCCTCTCACCGGAGGAAAGGATGGCTCGGCAACTCAGTGCGGCCTATCCCCGCCGAGGCTGCTGGAGGGGTCGTCTCTGGTGGCGTTCAAGGCGCTGGTGGTGATGCGTGGTACGGGAAACTGTTTGAAGAAGGCACGACTAGTGCATACGAGATCATGGTTCGCAACAAAAAGGCGATGATGTTCGCTTTGCATGGGGACCAGATGATCCTGCGCAAGGTGATCCATCCGGCTTTCGACAGCAGCAAGTTGGCATTCATGTCGCCCGCGCTGAAGGATATGGAAGCCGAGATCACAGCAGAGATTCAGGCAGTGACAATGGAGACGTTACGTGGCTAAGGCACCGAGGGAACAAGTTTTCGCTGCTCTTTATCAACTTTTGCTGACCGGAGACTATCCATTCGAGATAGTGAATGAAGGACAGGGACGGTTGATGCGCCAGTGGGACCAGTTCCCATCGGCGAATCAGCCCGCTCTCTACCTTCAGGAGGGTCCACAGAAGGCGGAACAGAACACCCCTGGCGGGGCGCTGGGGTTGAATCGTTGGCTCTACACTGCGAAGGCTTGGTTTCTCTTCCGTCGCGATGCCTCCGTACTTCCAGCTACTGTGTACAACCAGATTCTTGACGCCGTCGATGCTGTAATTGTCCCTCCTGCACTCCCCGGCCAGAAGCAGATTCTTGCAGCACAGAATGGTGGCAGGCCGCTCGTGACCAACGTGCGCGTAACTGAAGCGATGTGGGACGAGGGAACTCTCGATCCAGTTGTGGGCCAGGTAATAGTTATGGTGGGCCTTGAAATCCTGACCAGCAATTAATCGACTTCCGCTCACCTTTATAGAGGTAAACGCAACATGTCCAGCTCCGCGATGCAACTCGTAGACTCATTTGCCATTGGGAACATCTTCATCAATCCCAACAGCGGTCTGCTCCCGGCTAATCCGACGCCGTTCGAACTCAAGACGATCTCCGAAATTTCGCTCGACTACAAGGGCAAGAACGTGGCCCTGCGTGGACAGTATCTCGTCCCGGTCGATGCGCGTATTGCCGACGTGGAATTCACGGGCAAGTTCACCATCGGAACCTCGAGCCTCAACCAATTGAACAACCTGCTGTTCGCTGGAACGCTGAACACGGCGGTTGTGGACAACATCGTTCCCGATGAAGCAGCGACTCCAGCCGAGGCTGGCAGTCCTCCATCCGGCCTGTTCCTTTATCAGGTCGCTGGCCACGCCTCCTTCGTGGAAGACTTGGGCGTATCAGCTCAGGCAAGCTCGGCTCAGTTCGAGCGGGTCGCGACTTCTGACGACGTGGTTCAGGCGGGTCAGTATTACGTGGATGACGAAGGCAACTACAGTTTCTTCGACGATACACCAGTCTTCATTTCATATGTGAACACCGTCGACACAGGCGCGTCTCTGTCGATCCCGAATAACCTGCAAGGCCAGTCGCCACAGTTTGAGTTGGCCGCTTGGATTCCGGCCTCGGCAGGAGCCACCTCTGGTTACAACGGCTACCGTTTCTTCGCGTGCCGCGCAACAAGCTGCAAGCTTCTGGCAGGCAAGAACAACGACTTCAACAAGTGGGAAGTTGACTTCTCGATTTATTGCCCAGTAAACGCGCAAGTGGGAGAGCTGATCCAGACCGTCATCTAAGATTCACCAACGAGTAATGGGAGTCTCGCCCGAGACTCCCAGCAGTATTAATCCATCACGCGGCCTTCGCACTCTGCGGACGCCCAATCGTTCTGAAAAATCCCTATCAAAGGACACACCATGTTTGGATCTGACAAAAAGAAAATCCCCGTCAAGCCGACTCAGTTCGTCGCGACCATCGCAGGGCAAGATTACCGATTCGGTGCCCTATCTCAAAGGGAGATGGAGAAGTTCGTCAGCGAAGAACTCGCCGTCAAAACCGACCCAGGGAAACTCAAGGCCGTGTGGCAGCAGGTTGTCGCCACCGCTCTCAGCAAAGGTGGCAACGACACCACTGTTGAAGACCTCGCGGAGTTGGACGTGCCTCTGTTCAACGCGTTGTTTCAAGCCATCATGAACGCACACCACATGAAGCTTGAGTCGAAGCTGGGGGAAGCGAAACCTCTTTAACCGAGTGGCTGCGGTTGATGAGGGGAAGATTGGCCATCGAGTGCGGCTACTCGCAGGAGTACATCGACCAGATGGAATTCCTCGACGTGCAGAAGATGGCGGAATACTGGGCGATTGAACCACCGCTCGCATACATGTACTTCGCTGCCCACTTCAAGCGCAAGGAGAAAACTGCGCAGGGCATGAACATCATTCCGAACACTGGTGGATCGAAGCCGTGGCACCAGCAGCCCGCGCATATCAAGCAGGCGATTATCGGTCACTACTTGGCCGCGAACCCCGGTAAGACGGCAGAGGATTTTGAGAAGGAACGAGCGGCTCAGCAGAAGGCGCGTTACACCGCACGGCTGCAAGAAGAACGCAAGAAGAAGCAGGCCACCCATTGAGCGATGAGATCGTAATTCGAATCACCGGGGACCCGAGTGACGCGAACAGCGCCATCAACGAGGTCACGCAGGACACCAAGGCTTTGGAGAACGCACTGTCCGGTGCCGGTGCTGCTGGCATTGAGGCTGGCAACCAGATCGCAGAAGGTGCGCAGAAGGCCGACTTCTCCATGCGCGAGGCTCGTGGAACCGCTGCTTTGCTGGGCGAAGAAATCGGAGTCCGCATCCCACGTCACGTTGCATCCTTCGTGGCAGAGATTCCAGGAGTCGGTGAAGCTATGGCTCTCGCCTTCTCAGGTATCGCGGTCATCGCCCTGGTCGAAATCCTAACCAAGGGCATCGAGAAGCTTGAGGAGTTCATCTCCGAAACCTTCATCTTCACGTCCGCCCAGAAAGCACTCAACGATGAAATTCTGGCCAGCAATGCAAGGATCGCGGACTACGACAAGAAGCTGAAGGAACTCGGCATCGAGTACGAGAAAATTGGCAAGACTGGTTCGCAGCTAACCGACATCGATCTCGCTCACGGCACCGATGAGATTCTGAAACAGCAAGCCGCTCTCCGCCAGTTGGCCGATGAAGTCTACGGCGTCAAGAATCGCATGGTCACCCTGCCCGACGCCATCAATACCGTCAACGGTGCGCTGACAAATCTCAACCCAGGTCTGAAAGGCGATGAGCTGAAGAAAATGCTTCTGCCAGCCAGTGCTGACCAGGAGACGGTCCTCGCTGCATACGCGAATGTGCAAGGCCAGTTGCAGAAGCAACTTGAGGTTAGCCAAGCTGCCATCCAGAACATCGCTAAGAAGGGCAGCGTCGAATACCAAGAGGAACAGAATCGTATTCAGGAAGCGATCCTCACTTCGACTAAGAACTTCCTTGACGCCAAGGCAAGCATGATGGAAGCGGCGGCGAAGACTTTGCCGTCCGACTCCACTGCCGAGATCCAAGCATCGACCAACCTTGAAAAGATCGCGGCCCAGCAGCGTCTGGCAGCAGCGAAGGAAGAAGTCGAAGGCAAGATTGCCATCGCGCAGCAGGACCCGACTAAGAACGCGGCTCTAATCACTGAGCTGAATGGCCAGCTCCAGACACTTCAGGAGAACTACCGGAGCAAGCTGCTGGAGATTGACGCTTCGTATTACACGAAGGTCACCGCGTTAATGGAGAAGCAGCAGAAGGACTCCGAGAAGCTCATTGACGAGGAGTTAAAGACCGAACTCGATGCCGACTTGAAGCGTGGCGAAGCCATCCTCAAGGCTACTGATGCTCAACTGAAACTCAATGAAGCTACCGCCAGAGCGGCTGCAGAGACGCAAGCGGACGTGGTGGGACGAGACAAGGCTGCTGGCCTTGTCGATAAGGCGATGCAGGATGAGGCGAGACTCGTCGAGCTACTCCAGCAACAGAAGGCGGCTGAGCTTGGCATCGTGGACGCAAAACTTGCTGAAGCGCAAGCGGCTATGGAAGTCGCAAAGACCTCCGGTGCCGGCGGTGGAGAAAATGTTACCGATTACAACACCGCGCTCGCGCAGTACACCGAGTACCAAGCCCAGCGCGTGCAGATCGCAGCCGAGGCTGACAGGAAAATTGCAGCCGCTCAGGATTCTGAACTGAAGGGAGAGACGAAGGAATACCAAGCCTACCTCCAGCAGTTCAACACTGAGTTCGCTACCGCATTTGCCAACATCGAGATGGGTCACGAGACCCTGGGCAAAGCGGCCATGAAGATGTACGACCAGATGGCACAGTCGCTGCTCAAGAATTTAGCGATCATGGCTCTGGCTGAACTCGAAGGTTTGGCGTTGCACAAAACGGTAGCCGCACAGAAACAGCTCAGCGACGCCAAAGGCGCGGCGGCTGGCGCATACAACGCCGTGGCCGACACTCCGATCATCGGTCCTGTCATCGCCCCAATCGCAGCCGCAACAGCGTTCGCTGCCGTCATGGCCTTTGATGAGGGCGGAATGGTGCCACAGACGCAGATGGCTCTGGTCCACAGTGGCGAGGCAGTGCTGACTCCGCAACAGGCTGAGAACCTGCGCTCTGCCGCAGACGAAGGTGGCGGTGACACGCACTATCACCAGCACGAGACCAACATCAGCACTATGGACTCCGCGGATTTTGCTCGTTTTCTGAAACGCAACCCCGGTGCCCTGAGCGCAGGAATTACGCACGCTGCGAAGAACGGCCACTTGGATGTGGCTTCTCTCGCCAGAGGTAAATAACTATGCCAGTTCCGTCAACCATCTCGGGCACGCCGATCCTTGGGTTTTCTGATCCAAAGACCTTCTTCGTGGGTTACACGGGCAGTGGAACATATCCTCTGCGCGGCCTCGGCTGGTCGATGGTTGACGAACCAACTTTCGTCACGCTGGACCAGAAGACGCAAGGTGGACGCGAGGTCATGAATGCCATGTACCTCAACCCGCTGCACGCTTTCAAGCTCGTCTACAACTTCTTGGAGAACGATCCCGCGCTGAACATCAGCGGGAACCCTGACACCGATTTCAGAATGCTGTACAGCTTTTACCTCGCGCAGAATGGCCGCTTTCAAGAATTGCTGTACCAGACGCGAGAAGCCTCGGTGGTCAAGCAGGCACTCGCGGCACCGGACTCCAACGGCTACGTCGAGATCGTTTACTCGAATGGCCCATTCTTCAGCGAGTCAGTGCAGGAGATGAATAACGTCCTGCCGACTATCTATTCGGTGAACGATGGCGTGTACACCGACCGGACAGTTGACTGCTCGTTCTACACGGCTGGCTCCGTCGCTCCATACTCCGGTATCACGTTTACGAGCACGTACACGCTGGGCGCTGGAGAGTTCTTCGCGTGGAGCGGCACGTGGTACTACCGCTGCCACTTCGACAAGGACAGCTATTCGTTCGAAGAATTTATGTATCAGCTCATGAAGGTCGGAGTGGGCCTGTCGCAAGTTCGTATTTAATCTCATGAAACGAGTCATCAACACAGCGGGAGTTGATCGCACTGCCATGTGCTTCCAGTGGCTGACAGGCCAAGGAGTAGCCGCGTGGTCCTCCGTCACGGATTACGTCAAGGGCGACATGGCGCAGACCTCGGACAACAAGCTGTGGCGCTGCATCCTCGCGAACACGAATGAGGAACCTGGCACGGGTGGCAGTCCTCCAGGGACTTACTGGCTCCCGGTTGACCAGCACGGCGAGCGCAACGTCGTGATGAAGGATTTCTACTTTCTGGGCCCACCAGTTTTCTACCCAAGCTTGGATCAGGGAACTCCGGCTTTGGATTCCAACTACGGTGCTTACCCTTTGGTGGACGGCGATTTTCCTATCGCGTATCAACCGTACCCTGAGATTCCAAACCAGGACTATGTGCCCGTCATTACGTTCGTCCCGTTCAGCGTCGAAAAGGACAAGCTGGAATACAAGACTGGCTTCGAAGCATCGACCATGACGCTGACCTTGCGACCGCGTGATCCGAATCCCGCGACTGCTCCAGCGAGCAATGTCGAACCGTATCTCAGTCGTGGTCCTGCTGGGACGGTCGGCAGCTACGAGACGCCCTCCTTCGCAGAGAGCGTGCAGACGGTTCCGCCATATTCGGACAGCTACGCGCACGTGGCGACGAAGCTTTATCAGACGATGCGGCAGTCCTTCGCGCAGAGTCAGGAGTGGTACCTCGGCCCGCTCACGGTGTGGCGAACGTTCAGTCCCGCTGAGGACCCATCGGACGTCACGAGCTACGGAGCGGCAGTTATGTTCCGTGGCCGCGTGTCGAACATCAACGTGGACGCCGAGGACGTCAAGATTCAAGTTGCCTCGCTGATGGAGATTTTCAAGCAGAAGGTTCCTTCGCAGACTATTCAGCCAGGGAACCGCTGGGCACCGTTCAACTTTCAAGGCACAGAGGACTACTTCGTCAGCATCACGAACAGTCCGATTGCCAGTTTCAGCTACTGTCAGTTTGAGTTCCCAGGAGAAGTAGCCGATGGCGACCTCGCCGAAGGGTTCGCCCTTGTGGCCGCGTTCAATGGCGTGGATCTCGCAGGCTGCTGGTGGAGACATATTTACACCAACATTGGCACGTTCCAGTCAGGTGGAAACTACTACTCCACGGTCGTATTCCTCGAGCCTCTGCCGCTAATGCTCAACTCAGGCATCGTGGAAGCGCGGCTCTGGAAATCGAGCGACACGAGTACGAATCCAAGTGGACCGGGAAGCGGCTTCCCGTATGTGCCTCAGCCGTTGACGGGCATTGCCTAATGACACAAGCACTGACGCACGAGCAACTCGAACGCAATGAGGTTATCGCTGAAGCCCATCGGTGGGTCGGCACGCCTTTCAAGCACGACGCTGAAGTGCTCGGTGGTGGAGTGGATTGCGCCCATCTGGTAAACGCCGTGTACACGGCAGCGAACAGGATGACGCACATCAAATTTCCACATTACGCGCCCGACTGGTGGAAGCACACGAGTGATCCTGAGCAGCACATCATCGAGAACGCGAAGCTCCACTTCAAGGAAATCACTGCTGCGCAGGCAAAGCCGGGAGATTGGGTCGTGCTGTTCATCGGGAAAGCATGGGCACATTGCGCCATCATCGTGGGAGACCATCAAGTCATCGAAGCATGGCCCACGCGGGCGCTAGTCTCGCTGGTCAACAGTCGCGAGGAGCGGCTGTATCGCACACATCAGAAAAGGTATTTCACATGTTGGTAGAAACCGAGAAGGTCTACAAGGTTCTCTTCACTTTCACGGTGAAGGCCAATTCGCAGGAGCAAGCCAACGAATTCATCCTTGATCGCATGAGGAAGTTGGCAGAAGCAAACGGCTGGGATGTTCCGCAGGCACTGGAGAAATTGTAATGGCTGGTGGATTAGTAGGCGCAAAGACGAACGCGACGCAGGAGCCGCAAATCCTGGGTGTCCAAGTCACCACGTCACTCTACAACCAAGCCATTCCTCTGCTTATTGGCAAGCGTCGTGCCGCAGGCCACGTCATCTGGTACGGTGACTTCGGACCCTCGGGCGGGTCGGGCAAAAAGGGCAAGTCAGGCAAGAAAGGTGGGCCAACCAGCTATCAGGCGAACCTCGACCTGCTCATTGCCTTCGGTCCCATCTGGTCCATTCAGTCCATCTGGCAGAACAGCAGCATCGTGGGCTACGGCTCCGGTCTGTCCTCGTTCTCGCAAGCTGGCAGCCAGACATTCACCATCTCGGCTGCGAGCACCTTCAGCGGCACGGTCAACAATCAGCCGGGAGGCTACAACCTAGACTTCATTTCAGCGATCAGCTTCACTCCGTCCACACCAGTCTCGGCAACCATCGATGACTACGGCGATCCGCTCGGCTCGCGCACCATCACCGAGACGGAGACTGAGCAGTGGCTCTACAACACCTACGAGAATTTCTCCAGCTCAGGTCTTGGCAGCATCGCGTGGCGTCCCGGCTCGTGGGAGTTCGGCCAGCCATACTGCAACGCACCAAGCTGCAGTTTCCCCATCGGGGTCGATCACGGTGGCGCGGACTTCACCTGCACCTTCCCTGAAGCTGTCACTGGAACGATCACCGTCTATTGGGGAGCCACTAAGGCCGACCACGACAATCCGCTCACGTACATCCACTACGAGTTCGAAGCAGAACTCGGCTCCGGCAACGAGTTCAGTTCAACCCCGAGCCAGCAGATCATCTACCCGGAACTATCCGGTGTTGGTGGCGTGGCCATCGATCTCGGTATTTCAGGCACGGCTCCTGAACTTGACGTCGAGGCGCAAGGTCTCTATTCGCTGGACAAGAATGGCCAGGTCAATCCTGCCGATCTGATCCTCGATCTGATTCTGTCTGGCAACGCTTATCACAACAATCTGAACGGCACGTGGACGCCGTTCTGTTTCAGTCACGGTTTGAACTTCGGTGGCGACCCGAGCCGCGAAACTTTCCAAGGATTCGATCCCGGATTCCCTGGCTCGCTCACATGGCCGCCAGTTTGCAGCTTTCCTTGGGTTCTGCCAATGCCTGCTGCAGGAGCGGCCTCTGGCTCACAGTTTCAAATCTTGCGTGACCCTCCGACTTTCAACCAGGGACCATTTATCGGTTCGAGTGCGCCATACTCTGCCAATTCGATTGTGGAGGGCAGCGACAGCAATTTCTATCGCGCCTTGACCTATGCCGACGCGGACCCTGTCAGCGGTGGCAGCACGACGTGGGCACAGTTCGACGGCGACTTCTCAGATGGTTTGGAGGACGTGCGCAATTACTGCGCAGCGAACGGCATCTTCATCTCGACCTACATCAATTCGCAGAAGGCTTGCTCCGACATCCTCAACGAAGTTTGCGAGATTGCCAACTGCGTCCCGGTGTGGAACGGACAGTCGCTAGACTTCTATCCGCTCAGCGAAGTGAGCCAAGTTGGCGGAGGGGTTGTATACACCCCGCGCACGGCGTCTGGACCCATCGTCGTGCTGGATTCCAACTACTTCGAGATGGAGAAGGACGAGGCACCCGTCACCGTGAAGCAAGAGAACATGCAGTCGGTGTGCAACATTCTGGACATCAACTACTCCGACGCGGCCTTCGACTCCAACGGCATGTGCGGCTACCAAGCTTACCAGTCAACGTCCGTTCGCATCTCCGACGCCGAGCACTGCGGCCTCTATGGGCCGATGAACGGCTCGCCTCGCGGCTACGACGACTACATCTGCGACGCCACAACCGCCACGAAAGTGGGCTGGCCCATCATGAAGCGGCAGAGATTCGCTGATACCTACGCCGTGGATTTCAAGTTGCCTCAGACCGTTGGAAGTTTGCTTGATCCGATGGACCTCATCACGGTGAACGATCCACTGTTCGGTGGCACTCTGACAACGGGAGTAGCCACCACTGGCCCTGCGGGTCAGGATGTGCGCATTAGCGAACTTTCCGAAGACAAGGACGGCGTCTGGACTTTGTCTTGCGAGCGTTTCATGTACGGCATGTCGGCTCCGCAAGCGCCATCAACTGCCGGCACAGTATCGAACCCGCCACCGAGTGTGAGTGCTCCGGCAGGCAGCGTCAACACTCCATATTTCTTCGAGCCAACGGCTGCTCTGGCTGTGGCTCTCGGCATGACCTCAGAAGGTGGGCTGGCCATCGCTGCATCCGGCTCGGCAACAAACTACGGCGGCTGCGTGGTCAACGTCTCGACAGATGGTGGATCAAGCTACAGTGCAATCGGCAGGTTGCCTGGAAATTCCACCATGGGCTACACCACCGCCGATTACCCGCTGTCACCGAACCCTGATGCCAGCGACACGCTGTCCGTGGACCTGACCGAGTCGGAAGGCGAGTTGATGTCGTACACGTCTGGCCAGCAAGCACAACTGATCCCAATTGCGCTGGTGGACAACGGCGGCACGCCATCCTCGGGTAGCGCAGCAGGCTACACCACCGAGATTCCATATGAGATCGTCGCTTACGAAACCGTGACGCTCGTGTCTACCTACAACTATGATCTGCCTCCAACCATTCTTCGCGGACAGTTAGGAACGGTGTCCGCTGACCATCCATACGGTGGTTCGCCAGCCGAGGGCAGCGTGTTCGTGGACCTGAGCAATCCCAATTCAGTTTTCAAAACTTCGGTCCCGAGCGGCAACATCGTGGGCAATACGCTGTACTTCAAGTTCCAAACATTCAACCAGTACGGCGCTGCGATCCAGGACATCTCGGACTGCACGGCATACAGCTTTGCTCTGACTGGCGCGACCAACCCGACCTCACCAACCAGTCCCGGTGGCAGCTACACGCTGACTCCGTCGCCACTTTTGTACCAAGGCAAGACCGGGGGATGGCCAGGAGTAGACGGCTCCTCGACGTCGTGGACAAACCCAGACTACGTCTACTGGCCAGCATTCACTGCGAACTTCGCCTCAGGTGCCGTGGACTATGCAGCCAACGATTCTGGGACTTCCGCCTTCACTGGCAGCGGACAAACTGTCTACGTAACCATCTACGACCCGAGTCGTTCAGGATCAGGAACGGTTCACGTGGATTCGACCAACGCGAATGCGACCACTCCCGGTTACGTCTATCTGGGAACGATCACGTCGATCACCGGAGGAACTTCTGGAAGCACGGGTGGATCGAGCGGCACTGGTGGGCCACAGGACGTCGGCACCGTGGGTTCGTACGCAATCTTTGTGAACGGGACACCGATACAGTAAATGCCTCCAACTCCAATCACGTTTAACGATACGACTCCCGCTGCTCCTGGCACCGACGTCAACGTCAAGTGGCAGACGGACAGCAGCGGAAACCTCTCGGCTCACGTGCCTGCGAGCGGTGGCGGTGGCTCAGGTGCGTCGAGCGGTACCCTGCACAGCGTCGTCATCAATGCTTTTGGCTTAGGTGGAAGCGGCTCTCAGCTCGGTGCGACTGCGGTCTCTGTGGGAACTGTCTCAGGTCCATTCTCTGGTGGTGCCAACGCGAGCATCCCTTGGTTCAGAATTGAATCCACAGGCTCACCGAGCGGCATTACCGATGACGTGACGCCGATCATGACTCCCGCCACCATGCAGCAGATTCAATTCTATGCAGGGATTGGAAGCGGTTCGCTGGGCAGTGGTGTGCTGACTGGTTGCCGTTGGTGGTTAGGATTTTCGAACCTTGGAATTGGCTCACTGGGTGCGACCAACCCAACTGGCAACATAATCGCATTCCGTTTGGATCAGAGCGGTGGACTCAACACGCCAGATACGAACTGGCAAGCGTATGTCGGCAACGGTACCACAGAGACGGTGGTGGACACGGGTATCGCTCCGAATCCGTACATCAGCAGCGGACCTCCACCGTATGGCGATGTCACCGACCAGTTCAAGATCACGCAGGACGGAGCAGGTGGATGGAATTTCTACATCGATGGCACGAAGGTCGCCAACATCCCGAGCGGCTCGGCAGGCATGCCCGCTGCTAGCACGCAGATGCTCTACATCATGGAAACCGACGCTCAGTCCAGCTACACATCGCAGCTTTTCATCCACTCCATGCAGTGGTGGAGTGTGTACTAAGTCTTCTCGTTTATCTCTTAGAGGAAAGAATGTCAGGACCGGCAACAGCAGCGAGGGAAGCCTGACTGCGGTCGATGACCATGCGAACTCCGCGAACAAGAGAACCGTCAGTCTTGGAGACCGACTAGGTCCTCCGAAGTAACGATGTGCCTCGGCTGGAAGCCTGAATCAATCTGTTGCGTGCCTATCTGGATCCCAGCTTCAAGCGCCTCGTTCTCGGTTGCGAAGATTTCCCCGGACTCGAAGGGTGTCTCGTCGGAGTACCGCCCTATATCTTTCCTAATGCTAACGTGAACCGTGAAGCTATTTTCCGGCTCCCGCAGCGGTAGTGCGGTGGCCTTGATGACGAAGCGTTTGTAGGATTTCTGCAATCTACTCATGCTTGTTTGATGCTCTGAAATCACCCACAGATTCCACAGAGGGGCCAGATTCTGTCCTCGCCCCTGCCGTTTTTGGTGGAATACCAGAGATATGGGAAACTGAGAGAATGCAGCAGCGAAACCTACGAGTGGTCAAATGGATCGGCACGATTCCCGTTATCGGAGTCTGTACCTTCTGTGACCGCTCGTTCACGGTTCCGTTGCCCGCGATAAAAAAGGTCGCGGACGCGCAAGAAAGTCTCAGGGTTCAATTCACCGAGCACAAGTGCAAAGGAGAGGATGCTAACTAGAAGTCAGTCTCGCCCTGCCCAAAAATAAATGCCCAAAACTGTTCAAAATTGACCATTCCTGACAGCAACTTTGGAGCAGCATTAAACCGCCATGACCAAAGAACTCAGCACCAAAAAGGCGCTTGAAATCATTTGTCCAACCTGTGGAGCCGCTCCGGGAGAGAAGTGCGAACTTAGTACGGGCCAACCCCGCACCGAGCCGCATCGCGACCGGCGATTGATCGCAAAAGATTGAGTGGCACATACGGAAGCCATACGCATCAGCACCTGAGTATTTGATTATGGGGTAAAGGGCAGCCATCTCTGGCTGAGCCGTTAGCCAACATTGGTGCCAGACTGTCTGCCCTTCTCCAATTTTTTATGGATCGTCGGAATCGCAGTCGGGGCAGAAACGCTCCTCAGAGACCAGACGAGTGCTCTCCGCGTGACTGGAGGGAAATGAGCGAACACCGCGCTCGTCGTGATCTCGTCAGCCGCGTTCCCAAGCAGCACATCTCGCTAAGCGCGGCTCGTACGCTGCTTGAACTCCACCGCATCTTCGCGCTGCCTGACTACGATCCACCCATGTTGGTTCCCCGCGCCAATCAATGAGCCGGAAGCTTCGGGACTGTTACAGTTTGAAATTAGTGGCCGAATCGCCCGACGATGACACCTATGATGGTGCCGCCGATAACTCCCATGCCGATAATCGGCCCATAGGCTTTAGTGATGAGGGCGTCGGAGATGCTCAGTAGCAGACCGAAGCAAAGTCCGACTGCCCATCCCGGCCACGGCAAGCGGCTGCGCCGATGACGAATCCGATGCCAAACCGCGCGATAAACGCCGCAGTGATTGCCGTCTTCTTATCTGGAAAGCTCATCGGTAGCATGATTCCGACGTCGATGGCTCCGAACACCAACCCGCAGATGACGCCAAGCAGGACTCTGGACATGCTTCACTCCTGTCAGGCGGGACACTAAAGCTACGGCCTGTGGATTTCAAACTGTAACAGGCCTGTGGAGAAAAAGAAAAGCCAGCCGGTTGGCTGGCTTGGAAGGGCCTTACGAGAAACCGCTCGCTATTTCCTCCCTTCCTGAATGCCTTTTGCGATGCACTCTTGCTTTTCCTGCCAATGGCCGTTCTTGTCCGCGAAGACCGCCTTGCAAAGTTGCTGGTCCATCATCCGGTCGTGTTTCCGGACGGCCTCTTCCCGACTCTTTGTCTGTTGAATTTTGAACGCGATGGTCCCGACAATCAGCACGAGCACTGCCAGCAGTCCGATAATGATTTTGTTGGTCGTTATCTCGTCTCCCCCTCTTCGCGAAACAGTTTTTGTCATTAGCGTGCACCTGCCTTCGCAGCCTTCGCCTTCGCTGCAACTTTGAGGACGCCGTTCGCCACGCACCAGTAGGCGTAGCGCACCACGCGGTCGTTCGTAACCTTCTTGCCGTCGAACTGTCTTCCGGTAAACTCCGCCTGGAGTTCCGCCACTGTGGCCTTGCCCTTCTTCGCGACGAAATCTACGAAGTGTTTGACGAAGCCGCGTTTGATCGAGTCGGTCTTGGCAACCGTCAGTGTCTGAGTTTTAATCGTCTTGTAAGCCATCGGTGTTTCTCCTTGTCGGCAGTTGCCGATGACGAGATCATGTCCGCGCATGACGACGACCGACATGGGCACCGAAGGGTCACCCGTGAAAACTTTCGTGTCAGGAGTAGCCAATTACAGGTAGAGTGTGGTGAAATCAGTTTCGAGCTATAGAAGGCTGTGGGAGAGCCAGCGTCTGGGCTGGGCACACGCTCGCGGGACGATTGAGGGGGTTCTATAGCTCAGGACGACGGCTCGGAGCATTAGGCCTTTGGCTTCCTTCCGGTGATCGACAGGCAGAAATTGTTCTCGAACTCCGACAAAACTTCTGCCACCTTATCCTGTCGCCAGTACCTTTCTGTCTGCGTTTTCGACGTTGGACTGTCGCGCTTCGCCCGTGCGTCAGCTTCGCTTCTCGGGATCAAAAATATGCGTCTTCCGATCTGATCTGCTCCCGGTAGCAGAACGACGGCCAACCAATCGAACTGATCTTTGGCGTCATAAACGACAAAGGTGCTACCACCACGCTTGAAGGTTCGGGACTTCACCGAAATGCGTTGTGGCGGCCCACCATCTGGTGGCTGTGCGATAACGTCATAGCAAGGCCAGTTGTCCGGCACCTTCATGGCCGGAACGCCAGCCAAGGTCAACTCGGCAGCGACCAACATCTCGCAAGCATCGCCCATCTGTTTGGATGTGTACAGTCGTGCGTCTCGCGTCGATTGTTTTGGCATGGGTCGCATTATACGATTACGACAAAAAGAAAAGGGCACCCGTGAAGGGTGGCCCGAGATTTGTGTGGGGTGATCAGTATTCGTCTGGAAGAAGAAAGGTCGTCGCGCTCCGGTCGGCTTCCGTGATGATCCAGAACTTCACGCCCGTGCTGAGCGTGTAAGCCGACAGCAGACGCCAGCCGTGCTGGAGGCTGAGTTCGTTCTCGTGCCGGTCGTGCTCGTCAACATCGCCCCAGTCGCCAGCCAGATGCCGCTCAAGAAACACGAGCGGTGATTCTCCCGATGCCCTGAATGCGTCCAGGACACCGGGAGTCGCCACGACCGAGCCGGGAGAAAACTTCACCGCGCTCACTTCGCCTTCTTGAACTGCCCGTTGTTGACGGCGTAGCGGATGTATCGGTGGACTCGCGCAGCGTCGATTTTGTGTCCATCGATTTGCCTGCCAGCAAATTCTGCGATGAGCATCGCGGCATCCACCGTGCCCTTCTTCCTAGTGAAGTCGCAAAACTCCTTTAGGAACCCGCGCCTGACCGTTTCAGTTGAGCCGATCGTGTAACGCTCGGGTTCGGGTGGGGCGGTCCTCAGCGAAGTGGTTACCTTCGCTTTCTCGGCCTTCCCGTTCTCCGGTTTGTCGTTCGCTGCTGCCCGCTTCGCGTCTGTCGTCGTGACTTGTTTCTTCATCGCTGTTCTCCTCGATTTGAATTAGGGGGAGGCGAGAGATTGTGTCCCAGTGGGAGGAGGGCCGACATCAACTTTCTGGAGGATCAGGCCGAACTTACATTCGTAACTTGCGGAGTGGATGCTGGCGATAGTCCACTAATAGCTGGAGGTTGCTATGAGGTTATTGTCGCTCTGCATTGTCTGCGCGCTCGCTCTTTGCACGACCGCGTGCAACTCCCGATTCAGCGATACAGATGTTGCGAGAACTGAGTCTGATATCAGGAGTCAGTTCGAGCAGAAGGGTTTTGTAGTCGAACAGGTCAGCATGGTTCGGGATTCCGACAGGCACATGTCCGGCTTCGCGAAAGTGAGAAAGCCGGGACTGCTGACAAGCAAACTTGAGTCGACCAAGAATTGCACCGCGACGATGGATGAAGGCTCCGGGAAGTCTATTTGGCAGTGCAAATAAGAATAGGATCTAAACAATGAGTGACAACGCAATCGCGGTAGTGGTTCCCTTAGCGGTCCTCGGATTCTTGATCGCAATTATCTGGTTGGCTTTGCGACAACACTACAAGCAGGCCGCACGAGAGTATCTTTGCCTCGGATGTGAAACGGTATCCTCCAACAACTTTGCTAAGCGTCCCTTCTGGCCTTGGTTTATTGTCGGCCCATTCGCGCTGCTATGGCCGAAGAAAATGACGTGTCGGACATGCAATTCCCACGAACTCGTCCCAGCGGATTCTCCACGTGCCCGAAAGGTCATGGGAGCGGCTGCGGGAAAGTAGTAAACAAACATCATCCTTAATTGGAGGAGGAAATGTCAGACGATCCATCCGAGCCTTTGAAATGGCAGGACATGCTGCGGTCCTGTAATAAGGCGTCGCCGGAGGGCAGTGACTGGAAGCCATTCCCAGGGATTCGACAAATAGGAGAAAGACAATGAAACGGATTCTGGTAGCAATGTTCAGCTTGATGGTGGTAACGAGTGCGTTAGCCAAAGACAAAAAGAAACCAGAGTTTGCAAAACTTTCGGATTATGATCAGGTAGCTCATGTGCTGGGTTATGAACAGCCCTTTGAAGAGCAGGGCGGAGTTACTTTTTCCGACGGTTCCTCAGTGGCTTGCAGAGATATTGGGAATCAGACGTACTGCCATGAAGCAGATGGTAAGATTAAGCAGCTTGTGGTTGGAACGAGCAAGGGTGAATTGGAAATGACTTTGAACCCAGATCCTGCGCCTTGTTGTGAGGCTCCAACTCACGATTCTATTCAAGTGCAGTTTGCTGACCCAATTAGAGATATCATTCTGAGTGATCCAACTGCCAAAGGTAATGCTGGTGGCTCGTTTGTGTTTCGGTTTGAGGATACTCATATCTACTCAACTATTGCTGTTCCGGTGATGGCTAAAGACAAGAAAGGGAATGTGGTAGTAATAGGGGAGAGAACCTACACGGCGTATCCATGTAACAGGAATGCGGGTTTTTGCAAGGTATTGGGGAAGTAACATTCTTCGGAAGCTGCGCCGTTGCTGGTCCCGAATCTACACCGCAATCCCCACCCGTCCAACCTCACCCTCGGACCGACATTACCTTGCGCACCTATCAATCCATAAGACTCAAGGGCGAGACTTTTATAAACAGCAGCGAAGCTGAGAGAGACAATGAAGAAGACGTCCCTCACGTTGATCAACCCGAACGGCGTCGCGGACACGAACGCTGCCACGGCGATAGAAGTGGATTACATCCAGCTTGTGGCGTGGCTTCTGATGAAGAAAACCAATCCCAACTGTCCTGTGCCGGGTTGCAAAGCGAAAGCGCCACATACGGATGACCCGATTGTTAAGGGACTCGTCCACAACTTTTCCGATCTGGCAAATGTTGCTGGATGGACGTGCGCGTCGTTAGCCGAGCTTGGGAAGTCGATGGCTGACGACATTGCGGCTGGCCGCCATTTCGCGCTGGTCACTCGCACTCGCCAACCGGAAGAACTTTACGTCCGTGCGCTGTACGCCATGTTCATCGCCGACCCCGGCGAAGTGGCGCATATCATGTCGGACGCAACGCCGAACAGCTTCACCGTGATGTACCGGAAGGTCAATAAGCTGATATTCGGAGGAAAGGGAATACTTGAAGTGTCGCAGCCCGGTCTTACCTCCGGCACGTTTACTGCGATGGGCACGATCAACAGCGGGGCGCACGCATCCTTCTCGGCGATGTTGATGGTGGTCGGACTCGTTAAGAATCCCGAGCACCTTGCTGCGTTCACGGACGGGAAATACCTCGACCACATTTCCCTCTACTGTAGCTACCTCGATCATGCACGCAGGCTTTTCGCTGAGGGCAAGGACAAAGCTGCGGTCTTGGCTGAGATGGTCGAGTTGCACCGCCCTCAAACTTTCGCGGCGTCTATGGCGACGGTGGCGTCTGTCAGATTGAAGAAGAAAGAGGCGGGCGCTACAGGCTAGGACGGTTCGGAATCGCAAACCAGTTGCCCTTTGGGGCTGATCTATGTCTTCAAAACCATTCCAGCGTCGTCTTCAAACCTGTCGCCAACTGAGAATGGAAATCAGTGAGTCTTCGAGCAGGTTCATGCGGGGGATTTTATCGGGTCTCGGACGTATTGCGGTCGTTTCTTCTCAAATCTGGACTCTTCTATGGAACATCGGGTACACGTGTGCAAGTGTTCGTCGAGTCTGGCGAGGCGAGAGTTGTATTCTCCTGTGTCGAACTTTTCTGCGAGTACATCTTCCTGCGTTTCAAAGTTCACGAATGTCTCTGCAAGTTTCTCGTAGAGACTCCATCCCGTCGAGCAATAATGAGGGTTGTCCATTTCACTTCCGGCTCCGTTCTCAGCCTTTTTTATTGAAACAAAAAAACAGGCGTTCGGACTGGAAAAATGCCATCCTAGCTTTTTCTAAGCGATCCAATTCGCTCCGCATCCTCGGCTCGAAAAATACCTTTGGAATTTTGATCTCTTGGCACACAGGGCATCTCACGTTTTCTTTTTCGTAATCGTACCTGCTGACACAACAATGAGCGCAAGACCCACCATCGTTTACGGGGAAAATTCCGCATTTGACACAGAGGTCGCCGCCGGAAGCCTCATGTTCTTTGAGTAGCATCAGTCGCCACGCTGTGATTAGAGTGATCCCCTCAGTTGTAGATAACCTCTCATGCTCTCTGTACAGCCTAAGTTCAGATCGCATCTTCAGCTTTTCGACATGCAGCAGGTAAATTCCAGAGCGACCTGACTCCCCCTTGATGTCAGCAATCTTCGACAAGGCACCAAATTCAACCAATTTATCAATGTAGCGTCGCACCGTGGCGAGGCAGAAGCATCTCTCAGCGACCATTGCGGGCACTAGATACAACTCGCAGCCGCTAACCCGGAAGTCGAGCATGTACCGCAACCCCCAAGAAGAATTACCCGGAAGATCAGAGTGTCCGACCATAGTTTGCATCGCATAGCAGCACTCCTCACAGTCGCAGTCTGCCTGCCAGCGTTCAGGCGTTCCGTGCGGTGCCAGAGCAGCCGTATTCGTTTCAGGCATTTTTCGTTACCCGCCTTATCGCTTCAACGGTAGCACGAGCCAGAAAGGCGAAGTCAAGGCGAAAGATTGTCTACTTTGAGTCTTGTCTGTGGAAAATTAGGTAGCGAACAAATGTGGTCTGCTTTGCGACCGCTTATGACCAAGGTAATTTTCACCGCTGCCGAACATGACCTCGGTTACCTACAACCCCCGTCGCTAACGGACGAGAATCATTCTGAGGAAAAGACCAATGAAGAAAATCGCACTGCTGTTTGTGCCGCTGCTTTTTTCACTTGGGTGTAGCAAGGGTCTTGCGACTCCTGCGGCTACACCATCATATGTAACCATTAGTCCTCAAACTGCCGCTGTGACCTGCGATGTCAACGGTTGCACGCCACAGACGGTCGAGTTTACGGCTACGGTTTACGCTTCAGACGGGACAACCCTAATGCCCAACGCCACTGTGAGTTTTTCGGACGATGTCAATGACGGATTCAGCCATCCTAATTTCACTAAAGTTTCACAAGGCCAAAGTGAGACGCTCACATTTCTAGCCGACTCTCCAGCAGGCACGGTTTATCCAACAGCGATAATCACTACATACGGAGGCACTCTAGTGAAAAGTCAAGCGACGATCACCGTGACCCAACAATGACTATTATGATCGTGGATGGCATCGAGATTGATACAACGAAGTGGATTGATGCGAATGTCGCCCAGTTCAAGAACCCAAATGAATATTTGGGGAAGCGCCGTAAGCTTCTGTCGAAGGAGATTGCCACTCGCAAAATTGACCTTCAGAATTTCGATTCTCGTGACACTCAGGGGCAGGCGCATCTCAAAGCATACATTCAAGAACTAGAGCAGCTAGACAAAGAACTCACGGACGAATGGGAGCAGAAGGTCAAAGGAGCGACCGGACGCTAGACCAGAACTTTGTCCTGTGATACCCAAACCCTGAATACTCCTGAGTCGTTCGGGATTTTCACTTCACGCATGATGTGACCGTGGCCGTACGCATCCGCTAAGCGATGGTCCACCGACTCCGAGCGAAACCTGGGTTTGATAGATGAAGTCGCAGTTCGAGAGCATTGCACTCGGAGGTTCACGCCATCTTTGTTTTTCTCGACCGAAGACCAATCGCCGGAATCGCAAAGCGGGCAGATCACGGGGCGAATTTACTCTCAGGTTCGGGGTGTGTCAATGGATGGCGTTATCCACCTAGTTTCGAAGCTTAAGCCCACACCGCGTTGACCTTCAGCCTTTTTCGACTCCGCCTTGGCGAGATAACGCATCGTGCTTTCCAACTTTTTGTGCCCGAGCAACTAGCGTGCCGCGAACTTCTGCGTGACACACACTCCGCATACTGAAAGCCATGACGCATCGGCAATCGTTGTTTATCGGTACACGCTCGCGTTACCTTTGTCACCAGAATGCGAGTCCTTGTCTCTTGATTTTCCGAGCGGGAATCCGTACCGTTGATATTGAAGCCTCAATAGCTGTAAGGTCGCATCCACCTAAAAGCGGTGCCCTAAACGCGGTACTCGGAAGTATGTTTGTGTACCTACCAGTGGACGCCTGGTAATCAAAGCGCACCCCTTCTTTGGTATTTGTGCGTTCGAGGGGCTACAACCAGTCGTTGCCTGGTTATCAAAGCACCTTCCTTCGTTGGCATCCGTGCGTTCCGAAGCCTAAACCAGTGGACGGCTGGCGATGAAGGCATTCCTGTTAGGCGTCATGCCGTGCGCGTAAACGGTCTTCACTAGCACAGGGATTCGTGTTCCCGACCCCGAGTCTTTTTCGTAAGTAACAACGAAACCAACCAAAAATGTTTAATGATGTTTCAGCCTGGTTCCACAGAGCCGAGGACGTAGTAGTGCATCTCTTCGTCCTCTATCATCTCGTGAGAACTCTGTTCTTTAATCGTCGCGGGCGATAGCGACGGCTTGCATTCGACGATAAGTCTGAGGAATCCCCGGTGCCGAATCCGGGTATTGCCGCAGAAGCGGCGCTAGAAGTGTGCCTGAGAGAGAACGATTGCTCGATGCGTAATTGCGACTGTCCAGTTTCTTGGACAGGAACATTTACAAATCGTTACAAAACTCCCAAGAGAAAAACGAGTTGTTACAAAATCGGAACAGAATTTCGCGCTATAAGGGAATGGCGTCGACACACTACACAGGAGGGCGAGCTTTTGATGAGCAAGTCAGGTCGAAAAGAGTGACTGAGGCGCGGCGGTACCCTCGGTTCAAATTGGGAGTCGATGTGACAGTGCGGTCCCCAACGCTAGGTCTGATTCCCGGCATGTCGATAGAAATGAGCGAATCTGGAATGTCTGCCATCCTGCCCGTCGAGGTGCCTGTCGGGGAGACCGTGGATTTGCGCATCAGTCTCCCACTTGGGCCGGTGGACCAGCGTGCCGTCGTGCGAAATAGAAATGCTTTTCGCCACGGGTTTGAATTCGCTCACCGCAAAAAGGAGACTTCGGCCAACGCAAATGAAACATGAAATAAGGTGGAATTCCGAGCTTGAGGAATGGTTTTGCTCAAGATGCGGTCGAGTCTCTGACCACCTTGTGCGCGAGGATGCTCAAGCTGAGATGGAGTTGTTGGAGTGCGAACTTCCCTTTAATGCATCGGGGAAATCCACTCAATGAAACTCAACAGTTTTCGGCTTTGGCTGGTTGTTGTCTCCCTGACACTGGTGACAATCGTACTGGTTCTACTCGTGGCTCATGCGAAATAGCACTTGCAGGCGCACACTGTGGGGGTAATCATCCTCACGTCCGCCTGACCCCTTGCCGACCAGTTTTTCACACCGATCTCCCGAATCAGGTCGGACTGCGCCAGAGATTCAGGTGGCAGCGGGCGGAGGACCAGCAGGCTTGGTTTGTCGGAAAGACTTCGGTCGCTCAAAGTGGTTGGTGGGCGCAAGTCTCCACAAAGCAGAGTGATCCGTCACACCGCCGACCTGTACGTAATTTGCAATTCCCTTCGCCCACGTCTCGTACGCTCGCAAGAATGCGATGTACTCCTCTCGGAACTCGTCTAGTTGCACAATGGAGTCTTCGCCCAACGGTTTTGCCACCGCAAGCTGCTTTTGGGCACGGATTGCGTAGTTCGTGTTGAACGCCTGGACTATATGGCTAAACTCTCGGCATTTACTCAGTAATTGATCCAAGGACTTGGCAGGAAAGGTCAGTTGCTCGCTGTAGCAGTAGAGCCAGCTGCCAATGTAGTCTGCGACGATGATCTGCTCCACCGCCTGCATGTTTTGTGAGTACGCTGAGCGGACGATGTTGATCAGTGACCTGGCATTATTGATGGAAGTGAACACTGCGAATGTCTCCACCAGTTCCCGCAGCCGAACATCATTCTCGGCGATGAATCGCTGATTGCGTTTCCCGGTTCGGATTTGTTGTAACCACACCACCAAGCGCGGTTTGGCGAACCATATCAAGACGAGCACGCCGAGAGCGACGAGAGCATCCAACACCCAAGGCCTGGAGAGCCACGGATACTTGCCGTTCAATCCCGCAAGGAATAGTGCAAGACCAAGAGCGGGCGTGAGGAATTTTAGAATCTCGACGGCGAGTTCGTGCCGACGTGGCGGGGCCACGGACGGTCTACCCAGGTTTGGGTCTAAGAATTCCATCACTCTGCTATCTGCCCCTACAGCACAGCACAAGACTGACGGCAGGGCAGTTTTCCCAGTGCGCGGATATGGTTCAATCTGCCGTACCAATCATCCCTGGCTGATTTAGTTCACAGATGAAATGCTTCACGTTTCGGGTCCGAAGGTTGCCCGCTAAGAGCTTCCCAGACCTGACCGGGCATTGCTTTGACTTCCAAGAAGTTTCCCTGCACTAATAGAACCTCATGCCCCGCTTCCCGCAACAATTTCGCACAATGTTCAATCAACCCGAGCCTCTCCGGATTGGGTTTACGACACCAAACGCCAGCCTTCGATTGTGTGAGACTGAATACACCCGTCTTTTTGTTGTAGCCGCCCATCGTTATTTTCCCTAAGCTACTGGCTGAGCAATAGACACAACAGACGCTCGTCTCGGCTTTCCATGCAACTGACGCCATTCCTTTGCGGAAGGCACAATCCAGCCCTCCGTCAAGTGAAGTGACAGCTTTCGTTTGATCTCAATTTTCATGGTCCTTAAAACCGGATTCTAGCACGACAAATTGTGACTCACGTAACTAACATCCCATCATTCATCCGTGTTAAGAAAAAGATGAACTCACAGCGGATTTGGGAGATGCGCAAATGAAAACGCGAGTTGTCGTTTCGATGGTGCTTGCCACCGTGCTCATGGCATCAGCCCGCGACAAGAATGCAAGGGGCGGGCCGTATGTGTTCACGAGCAAGGCTTCCGCGCAGACGCTGAAGCCCTTAATCGTTCAGGACATGCTCAAGGATGGTTATGCTCTCGATAACGAGAGCCAATTTCAGCTGCGTTTCTCGAAGGTGGTGCAGATGCCGATGATGGGTGCTCTTTTCTCAATCCCAAGTGCTTGTACGGGCATGCAGACACACAAGGTGTGGACTTACACGATGGTGGAACTCAATGGCACCACAACGGTCACGGTTCAGCCCGTGTGGGAATATCCGGGTGATTATTGCAGAACTCAGACTCACGAATTGATTTGGAACAAGCCGGACCAAATAAGCGCCTTTCAGGCAATGTTGGACCAAGCACCTGCTGCGACTGCGCCGCCCGCACCGGCACCTAGGGTCAGTGCGGCGACGACTTCAGCGGATGCGCCAACGCCCGTTGCCGCGTCGCATGACCAACAAAATAGCGCGAGTACTCAATCTACTCAGCCTCCAACGCAGACTGCTGCAGAGCCTGTTGTAGGGGAAGAGAGTTTAGGAGATGCGGCACGACGCGCACAACAACGTAAAGCTTGCTTGGATCTGGCTAAGGACAATCCCAGCATCAGCTGTAAATGAGAATTTCCGCGCCAGAACCGCTGCCGCTTTGTGGGGTCCGCGATAGTGATAGGCAGGCTTCAGGAGAGAGGGAACGCGGGTTACACGAAGGCTTCGTACGACGCAGCCACTTGCGCCTGCGAGTGCTCCGAGGCAGCGTCCGAGCCTTTCAGATAGGCCATCGTCGTTTCAAGGTCCGAGTGGCCTAGCCAGTTTTGCAACGTGCGGACGCTGATGCCGTGCTCGTGGTGGAAGGTGGCGAAAGTCTTTCTAAACTTGTGCAGTTCCCACTGGCCAGCAATCTCGGCTTCCTCCACCGTGTTCTTTAGCATCCGCAGGAAGTGGCCCTGCGGTTTGCCCTGCTCATTCGGGAAGACCAGCGCGGTCGGAGCAGCCTTGCCCTTGCGCGTGGCCAGTTTCTCCATCACAGCCGGAGGCACGGGCACGAACCGATCCTCGCGGTCCTTCACTTTCCAGTTGCGGTCGGGTTTCGGCTGCACGTGGAGCACGTTCTTCTTGAAGTCCAGGTCACGCCACTCAGCGTGAGCCACTTCACCTTCGCGGCATCCAGTCCACAGGAAGTATTCCCAGACCAGTTTGTCGTCCGCGTCACAGGCCGCGAACAGCGCCTTGAGTTCGCCTGGCGTGTACGCGTCCACCACCTTCTCATCGTAATCGAGTTTGCCGAGCAGAGAGCCAGCGATGAAAATCTTGTTGGCGCGAAGAAAGGTGTTCAGTCCTTGGAAAACGTTGTAAACGGTGCGGGCACCTTTGGCCGAGTCGTAACGCTTACGGAGGAAACGAATGAACTGCTGGCAGTCAGCTTCGGTGATCTGGTCGAGGAACTCCTTGGAGCAGGACTCCTGAAACAGAGCCAGCATCCGTTTGCGAGCCAAATGGGTCTTGACCGACTTTCCGGCTTTCACGTCCTCAAGGAAAACTTCGACGGCATCCGCCACGGTGACGCGCTTGCCCGTTGACTTCGCCACCTGCTCGGCTGCCCCGGCTACGCCATTCAGCAAAGCCTCGCGGTTGAGTTTCGCCTGCCACGCGGACAGCGCATCCTTGCCCACGTTCTCGAACTGCTGCTTCTTACCTTCGAGCCAGGTGACATAGTAAGCGTGGACTTGGGATGCGTCGATCCGAACCTTCCGTCCCTTGACCAGCACTGCTCCGCCGTCGGGCCAGCCCGTGGATCGCATCGCAGGTTTGTAATAGGAACGCTTGCCGTTGACGGTCGCTGCGGCCAGCAACCTTACTCTCAGATTCTTCGCCAA